TAATTGTGAACATTGCCAATCCTAGCGGATCTGGTATTGGAGTTGCCACAGGATATATCATCCGCCAAAAAGGTTCACACAAATACCTAGTTGGTGATGCCACTGGCGTTAACGACGGCAGTTTTGTTGTTGGGCAAGCATATCAAATTAGCACAGTTGGCACAACCACTAACTGGACCGCAGCCGGTGCCCCTAGTAACTTTGGATTGGGCACAATTTTCACAGCAACTTCTGTTGGAGGAGCTGGCAACGGCGCAGCATACTCGGTGGGTGTTTGTGTACTAGACGATGACACTACTCCAGCAGCTGGATTGATGGCTATCACATTTACAGTCACTGATTCTACTGCTACTACTATCTCCAAATTGACCAACAAGTTCTTGTTAGATTGGACTGGCGGATCAGATTATGCGGCAGCAAGTGTTGTTGCTGACAAGCGTTATGCAACCAACTTCTTTACTGACGAAGGTACTGTTATCAAATCAGGTACTACTGCAACAGCAAACACAGGCACAGTACAAAGCGGACAACAAAATCTGCTTGACTTGGCCATTGTTGACAACGTTACTTCTTAATTGATTTAACCCCTGAGTCCTCCTAGATAACTACTAGGAGGATTTTTTATGAGTTTTGGTTTTGTATTAGGCAACGGTGTCAGTCGATTAGAATTGAATTTGCAAACTCTCAAAGAGCTTGGTCCAACCTATGGATGCAATGCACTGCATCGAGAATTTGCACCCACTGTTTTGGTCAGCACAGACAAACCCATCAGCGAATCCATTCAACACAGTGGGTATGCCAGTGAACACAGAATGTACACTCGAAAACCCATACCAGGACTAGGAGCACATAGAGTCCCAGATGATTATTTTGGATTCAGTTCAGGACCCATTGCAGTGGCTCTTGCGGCTATAGATCAAAATCGTGCGGTGTATCTCATTGGGTTTGACATGGGTCCCACAGCCGGGGATCGATTTAACAATGTGTACGCAGACACTGAATTTTACAAAAAAAGCTCAGCTCGCCCAACTTATACAGGAAATTGGGTCAAACAACTGCAAAGAGTGTGCAAGGACTTCCCAGACGTTGGATTTTTTCGGGTAATGGGCAAAACCACAGCGTCGATTGCTGAACTTCGCGGTATAAAAAACCTAGCTGCCATGCAAATGGAAGACTTTCAAAACCGCATAAATAACACAAAGGATCTTTAAATGACTACCTACAATCGTGTCGCAGGCAATTTGGTATTCCAATCCGTAGGAAATACCGACACAGTAACTTTTGAAGGCTTGACAGCCAATGCAGCCACGGTTGTGATCAACGGTAACCTTTCAGTGACCGGCAATGCCGCACTCACAGGTAACATTTCAGGCGATAATATTTTCAACGGCACCACCAGCATTGCCATTCCTGCTGCCAGTGGTAATGCAGTAATTTCCGTAGGTGGCGTATCCAATGTGGCAGTTTGGTCAACCACTGGTGTGGCTATTACAGGAACTGAATCTGTGACTGGTAACGTTACAGGCGGCAACTTGCGCACAGCTGGCCAAGTGAGTGCTACTGGCAACGTCACTGGCGGAAATATGATTGCATCAAGCAATATTATTTTAAGTTATACTTCGGGTGCAACCACAGACAGAATTCTGCGTTTTTCTGATGCCAATACCGCTATTACCACAGTTGGTGCCAACATTGGAGCAATTGAATGGTTTACATCTGATGCAGCACCAGGATCTAGAGTTACCGCTGCCATTAGAGCTGTGTACTCCGACTCTCTTGGCAATGCCAATATTTTAATTCAAACAGCCAATACCACAGCAGCCACTCGTATTGCTATCATTGGAGCATCTGGCAACGTTGGTATTGCCAACACTGCACCATTGCACACATTTGCAGTATCGGGCAATAGTTATATTAGCGGTACAGAAACTGTGATTGGCAACATAGATGGCGGCAATCTAAGCACAGCTGGATTAGTAACAGCCACAGGCAATGTAACCGGTGGTAATTTAAGAACTGCTGGATTGATTACTGCTACCGGCAATGTCACAGGTGGTAATTTGATCAGTGTTGGTGCAATCAGCGCAGGCGCAGGTGGCGTTAGCACAACTGGCAACGTTACAGGCGGTAATTTGGTCAGCCAAGGTGTTATCACATCAACTGGTAACATTACCAGTGGCAACGTGTTTATTGGTACCACCGCCAGTTTGACTGCCAACGTAAATGCTGGAAACGCAGTGATCACATCAAATGTTTCTGGTGCCAATATAAGTATTGGAACGCTGTTGACTGGTAACGGTATTGGAGTACCAAATTTTGTTGTGCAATCTAGTGATGCCCCAATTTCGTCAGCCACACCAGTCAACATTGGAACACTGACATTTACAGCCGCTGCCAACAATCGATATTCTTTTGTGAGTTATGTCACACTGGTACCAGACGGATCAATGACCATTTCTCCAAGCGTTAATTTTTCATCAGGCACCTGTAACTTCACTACAGAAACACAAACCACTGCTACTTCTGCGTTTGCCACAGCTACAAAAACCACAAGTGATGATGTAGCAACCACTCACGCCAGCACTGGTACAACTGCTAGAACACTGAGAATTTCAGGCACTTTCTTCAACACTGTAGACACCGCAGTGACCATGAGATTGCAAAATTCCACCGGTACAATAACCGCTAAAACAGGTTCTTACCTTACTTTCACCAAAGTTGCCTAAAACGGTAAACCGGGTCTTATGGTAAATACACCAGAGGATCCTGTAAACCTATGGCACAACAAATAATTGACACCGGCGCCGCTGCCAATGATGGCACGGGTGAGCCATTGCGTGACGCATTTACGGCTGTAAATGATAATTTTACAGAAATTTATGCCGCAGGTCCTGTTGGCAGCAATATTGTTATTGCCAACAATGTAATTTCTGTCAACGGGCTTAATTCCAATTTGGTGCTGGCCGCCAATGGTATTGGCAACATTCAAGCCAATAGTTCCATCATGCCGGCAATTGATTCTGTGTATGACATAGGATCAACAACCAAACGAATTGACACAGTTTATGCTTCGTATTTTGTGGGCAACGGTAGTCTGCTGACAGGTATTGCAGGGGGGTCTGGCAACGGAACAGCCATTGCTAATGGCACATCAAATGTAGCAGTTCGCAGTTCAGGTGGTAATGTCACAATTGGAATTGGCGGTACTGGCAATGTGGCTGTGTTTTACAACAATGGTCTTACTCTCAGCGGCAACCTACAAGCTGCAAATATTCTTGGTACTGGCACAGTCAGTGCAACAGGCAACGTCACTGGTGGCAATCTTAAAGCTACTGGCAACATTTATATTGGCAATACTGTTTTTACTAGAACACTAACTGTGGGCACTAGAACCACTCCGGTATCTGTACCATTGTCCAGTAACAACAGTTTTAATGTTTTGACTCGCACTGGCAACGTGGTCGTGTATACCACATAAATAATAAAATTGGATTAAGATAATGGCAAACAAGATTCCGTTAGTAGTAAACACAGGTAGCGCACAGATTCAAGAGCTGGCCAGTGGCGATAATTTGTCATTGGTCAACAATGATATCGTAGGCGTAGGTAGTATCACTGCTGCCAACAACATTGTTTCTACAGGCAATATTTACGGCACATATTTCATTGGTAACGGTTCACAGTTAACTGGTCTTGCCACTGGCAATTCTACGGCTATTGAAAGCGGAACATCTAATGTTGCTGTTGTAAGTTCAGGCGGCAATGTCACCGTTGGTATTGCTGGCACCAGTAATGTGGTTGTGGTTGGAACCAGCACAGTCACAGTCAAAGCCAATATTCTTCCTGCTGCCAATATTACCTACAGTCTTGGTAGTCCAACAGCACAGTTTAACGATCTTTATCTTTCCAACAGCACTATCTTTCTAGGCAACGCCACAATCAGTGCTAACTCAACTGCTGTTATAATGACCAACGAAAGTGGTCAACAAACTGTAATCAGCGGCAGCGGAACCATTACAAGTTATGGCAATGCCAATGTGGCATCTTATCTTGCCAGTGGCACAGACACCAGCAACATTATCACTACTGGGAATGTTCAGGGCACTTATGTTTTAGGTAATGGTTCACAACTGACTGGTTTGCCTGCAACATACGGCAACGCCAATGTAGCAGCCAACTTGGCTGCATTTGGTTCAAATCCAATTTTGACCACAGGCAATGTCACTGCTGGCTATGTGTTTGGTAATGGTTCGCAACTGACCGGTCTGCCTGCAACATACGGCAATTCAAACGTTGCTGCATATTTGCCAACATACACTGGTAATTTAGGTGGCGGCAACGTTGGAGTGAGTGGAGCAGTAACCGCTGCCACAGTTAGCACTTCAGGTAACATCACCGGCAGTTATATCTTAGGTAATGGTAGTCAGTTAACTGGCTTGCCAGCAACATATTCAAACTCTAATGTTCAGGCATATTTGCCAACCTACTCGGGTAATATTGGCGCACTACTTGCTAATGGCAACATACAAGTTGTCAACGGTATCTTCATTGGTAACGGTGCTGGACTCACTGGCGTTGTTGCCAGTGGCAACGTTGGTGCAGCAAGTAAACTCATAAACGGCACAACAGAATTTAATATTCCTGTGGCCAACGGCAACGTGGTTGGCAACATTGGTGGCGTGACCAACGTTTATACTTTTGCCTCAACTGGAATGAGCGTAGTTGGTAACGTAACAGCAAACTACTTTATTGGTGACGGTAGTCAGTTAACAGGGTTACCGGCGTCATACGGCAACGCCAACGTTGC